AGTCGTCGCCACCGCGATTTGCCGCCGCTTAAAAGATTCCTTATGCATGTCCGCCAAGCTCCTTATAGGCCCGCACAATAGGCTGTGCCTCTGCAAGAAACTGCTCCCGCAGCGACTCGTCTTGCTTCACGTATCTCATGCCCTTGTTAGATAACCACTGACTAACTTTAATCACTGGCCACAGGAATGGCTTAGGTTCAGTTGGTGTGCTGGTTGCAATAGGATCAGGCAGCATCTCAGTCCACAGCATAATCTGCCTGACCACTCCTGGCTCACCGCTTGCCAGCTTGTGCTGATGTGCGGCAACACGTTCTAACCGCTTGCCTTGTTCATCTGTAAGTCCGGCTGACTCAAGCAGCTTACCTACGTCATCGCCTTTGCCCCTAGCCTGAGCAATAACTGCTCCGGCCTTGGCTGCTAGGCTAATGACTTCGCCAACTGCCGTCAGCGTTTCTTCGCGTTGTTTGTTTAGTTCTTTAACTATTTGTTTAAGTGTTTGCATTTGATGCCTTTCATAAGTGCGCCGATGTTGTATTTAGCTGTTTCACGTCGACGCTTTGCGTGAATCCGCCTTGCCCGCTGTTCGTAAGATTTTCTAGCTGACTCGCTTTTCCCAGCTCTGAACCTGATTCCCAACCTGTCGGCCATGTTCAACGCTTTCTTGCTGATTGCCTGCTTGGTAATTTTAAAACGTTTAGCAACGCTAGTCATCGATTCTGTGGATCTATTAAGCACAATCGCCAAAACGCTATGATCCAGCGTATCTGTCATGTTTTGCATGGCTGGATGCTCAGGAGCCTTAGCCATTAGGTATTCAATAACTCTGACGCTATTGGTAACCCCGCAAGTGCTGACAGTTATTGTGGCGTAAGCCTCACAAACCAAATCCCGCAAGCTATCGATCCTGGTCGCCGGGTGAGTGTCATAGCCCGGCATCTTCTCGATTATTTCCTGATCTATCATACGCAACCCTCAAGATCCAAATCACCCTCAACCCTCACCCTCAAGATCCCCCTTAAGAGGGGGGATCTTGAAGGTGGTGGTATCAAGTTAATTTGAGTGGCACTCAAGTTAATTTGAGGGTTAGAAAGGCTGATCATTTGAACCCCCCTTGATTTGATACTTTCCGTCAACTTCGCATATAAAGTCATCAGCCTTACCGTCAGATACATACCGCTCGGCAGTTTGAGTTGATTTTCCAGTATGATCCTTTACCCACCTAACTAAATCAGCCCATGAACACGGCATAATCCCGCACCTCCGCCAATCAACAGTAGGAGCCTTTGGCCCCGGCTTCTTCTTTTCGGGTGCTTCTGCCTCAAACCACGCCATGCCCTTATCGGCATGCTTAAGGTGAACTACAGGCTGTGTCTTGCTGGCAATTAAATCGCTCGCAGTAAGGCCAGAACGTAGCCCAGATCGCTTTCCGCGTTTGGTCACCTCTAGTTTGTAGGTGTACGTTCCTTGCTCATCCTGGCCACAAGGCGACAGCATTAACACGGCCCGCGCCCAATTCGTTAATTCACTCGATCCAAACCCGCTGTAAGCCTTGTCGTGCCCTTGGTAACCACTGCCATCCCGTGTTGGCTTTGGCGTATGGTGCATGAGCATCCAAGCAAACCCAGCCGATAACGCCAGCGGGTTGAGCATGTTCCGCAAAAAGCCACCGGCAGTTTCTTGGCTGGATAAGTCGCCACCGATAAACGCCAGCAGCGGATCAACCCACGCCAGATGCGGCTTGTGTTTTTCGACAAGGCGACGCATCCGATCGACGAACCGCTCCCCTGTCGACGTGCAGTCACGCACGATCACGATGTTTTGCTTAACTTGCTGAAGCTCGTCTTGGGTAAGGTTCAATGCCTTCAAAATGCCCTGCAACGCCTCCGCAACGTCGCCTTCATCGTTCTCAGCCTGCACGATCAGCGACTTCAACGGCTTGCCGTGTGGTGTTATTCCGAAAAGGTCACGGCCGCATGCCCATGTGATAGCTGCCTGTAAGCACAGCACGCTCTTTCCAAGCCCGCTACTGCCCACCCACAAGGCAGATCCGCCACGGCAAATCCATCGCTTGCCTAGCAGTTGCGTCGGATCTGCGTCCTCCTTAAAATTGACCAAATCCTCCCACTTATACGGCTCTGGGATATCACCGTAGATCGTGCGCTCCTGCCATTCGATGTAAGTCAGCGTCGGAGCGCCACACTCGACTAATTCTTGCTGATTACCCGTGGCCGTCCTCATCGCACCGGGCAACCGCGACAGCCTGCCTGCGTCCTTATTGGCCGGATCGGGTTTGCTGTGTTCTAGGTGCTTGTAAATAAAATCCACACGCTCAGCAAACTCCTTGGCATTGGCAGCCCGAATCTCCACCCAAGCGTGTAGACTGCGTGCCCCGCTCTTAATGATCGACGATGTAGGCAAACCGCTGCGCTTAATTATCGCCCACTGCTCTTGCAAGGTGCTTTCATCAAACTCAATCAGGCAATGGCGAAACTTGGTAATCGACTCAGCTTTGCGGTTCTTGCCGTTGTTAGCGTTAATGGAGACGTAGACTCCAACTGCATCGCCCTGCCACTCCTTTAATCCGTCGCCCTTAAACAGCTCTAGCCATTCCTCTCTGCTTCGAGTCTCGCCTGCACCGTCGGGTCTTTCCCTATCGCCATCTTTGATCGATCTTGTGATATTTATGAAATCGCCCACGTCGAAACAATTAGTCAGGAACTTATCTACCGGCCCGCTCTCTACGCTGATCGGCATGGGCGGGACTGGCAAATCCTCCCTAACAATCGCCCCGTTCTGATAGCCGTACTTTGCCTTTGGCCTCCACGGCTCCCTGGCTGGCTTGCTGTATGCGGATTTTACTGCTGCCACGCATTCATTCTGCGTTAGCCCATTCTTAAAGCCCCAGATCTCGGCCTCCGTCTCCGCATCGAACTGCGACAATCCCTGATCACGAAATTGCAACGCCATACGAAACAGCTGCGTGTTGCGCTCACCTTCCGGCGCACCGTTGTGGTAAACGGCCTCGGTAGCTGGCGGCAGTGCGATCATTTTTTTTCAAATCCTTTCAACGCTTTTGCGATCACGTACTCGACCACTGCTTCGGGGTCTTTCTTTAACTCCTTCAGCCCAAATGCGTGCAAAGCCTTTGCCGTCTTGGCGTCATAGGTTACGTCGACCAAAACCTGCTTAGGTGCGGGCCGTGCTTTGCCAAAAGTAATTTTACCCAGATCTTTCATTTGCGCTTTCTCCTTTTGCGGGGTTTGACTTCTTTCCAGACGTTAAAATCCTTGTCGCACTCGACCGACCAGAGCATCAGTTTCTGATAAAGTGATCCGGCCAAGCCCCAGCGGCACAAAGTCCTGCTAACTAGGTCTCCTAACCAGAATAGAAGCCACGACAACGCCCTCATTTTTTCTTCTCCAAATCCCGCTTCTGGTACGTCTGCGCCCGCTTCAGCAGCTCCTTGGCTATATGCAGCGCCATATCGAGCCGACTGCGTGCCATGATCAACCGTCCGTCGATCAGGCTTTTCTTTGCCCGCTCAAGGATTTCAATTTGCCAGGTTAAACGCTTAACGCTCACCACTGCCCTATTCCCCAGCGCATGCGATTGGCACGGGCCTCTCGCACGCAGTTGGCATACTGCTCCGGCGTGTAGGTGCCGATGACGCGGGCGGAGAACATGGTCAGGAGATCCTGCAAGCTCACAGCACCGCCTTCGGCAGCGGCCCCGCCAGTTTGTAGTGGTACTTGCTGGCGTCGTATTCCAGCGGATAGCCAAAGAAGTCACGCAGCAGATCAATGTCCCGCTGGATGGTTTTGTAGCTACATTCGAGCTTCACGCCCAACCTGGCACAGCTAGGCAACGTCAGATCTCGGCGCAACATTCCAACTATCACGCCCAACCGGCGAAACGTTGGCCGTGTATCGCCAAGGCCAGCGGCGCGATTGCGTTTAGATGCGAACGTGGCAGCTCTGGTACTCACTTCATCACCTCCACCATCGCCACCTTCGGCAACCGCATTGCGTTAAACTGCTTTTCACTGGCGGCAAACACGTCGATTACCGGCAGCTTCCCACCACTCGCCTTTTTGCTTTTGACCGCAGTGCCCGTATCTACGGCCACCCATTCCCGCTTCCCGCCCATCACGCGGATCTTCGACCACAGTGGAATGATGTCTGGATCGACGGCGCAGTGACGGCCGGCCCGCAACCTGGTGCCAGTGCTAGATTGATAGCGGCTGCTCCACTCATCTTCACCCGGCCAATAGCCAGTGATGCGTACTTTGATTTTCTTCACGTCGATCTTCTTAGCGATCGGGCGCAAATCGATGAGTGCGTTGCCTAGCTTTGTGGTTGTGAATCCCAATAGGGCGATAAACGAAAGCAGCATCCTCATAGCCCGCTCCTTATCCGATCGATCAGATCGTTCTCGCGTCCTTCAGCAGCGGCCAGCGCAGCCTTCGCCTCCGCCAGCTCACGGGCCAACGAACGCACGCGGTTCAGTAACTGCTCGTGGGTGGTTTCCTCTGGCAGTACTTCAATCATTCTGCACCTCACGCGGGTCGTACTTCTTAAGCCAGCGCCACACCTTGCAGATCGACGTAAACGCCTCAAACGCTTGGGCAACTTGCTCGGCGGTGTAGCGAATGTCCTGCAACTGGCCTGTGACTGGATCGATCAGAATGTTGCGGCAAGCCATCCCCTCGTCCGTGAAAGCGTACGCATAGGCACTGAGCTGAAGCAGATCGGTTTCGTAGCCTGCTGCTTTTGAGACGCCTTTTGCATCTGTTTTAAATTTGCGGGTCTTAAAATCTACCACCTCGATCTCGCCGTTAATGTCGCAAATAAGATCCACCCGGCCTGCGTATCCTTCGGCTTCATTCACCATCACCGATTCACTGGCGTGAACTTTTGTGACGTCTTTATGCCATTCCTTTAGCGATGCAAAGTGAGGCTCGTATCCTTTTGCCAGCTCGCCCGGCTCCTCGCCGTTAATTATGATTTCAGCCAGGGAATGAATCTGCGTGCCTCTTATGGCAGCGGCCTCCACTTCCTTTCTGCTGTCCAATACGACACGTTTAGCAAAATCGCCGTCGGCCTCGCCGTCGTTTCGTGGTAGAGACAACGCAGAAAGAATCGCCTGCTCCTCTTTCCAATTCATTAGCCCCTGTTTACTAGGGCCAGCCGCTCCGAGGATTGTGGTGACGGACGGAAACGCACCCACCTTGCGCGCGGATCGCAGATCGCCGTGGCACGACTCACCTGACTTTAGGTAGTAGTGAGCCGACTCCGTTTTTGCGGTAACGATGATCGGCGCCATCAGTTCCACCTTCCGATTGCGGGCAAGAGTTGCAGGCCGAGCGCTACGGCTAGCAGCGGTAACATTATTTTAACTACGATTGATAGGATTTCCATGGGGGGTATTTCTGGCCGAGGTGGGGATTGCCCACCCCGGCCAAATGCTCAGAACGGGACGGGGTTTCCGTCGTGATCTAACTCGGTTGCGGTTGTGGCGCCGTTGCGGTTTATTTTCCGCACGAACGCCTTATCGACGGTCACTTTCTTTGCGCCGGCTGGCAGTACCGCCTGCACGTTCGCATAGGTAGATCCGTCACGCTCCACGTGCACTACAAGGATCGTGCACGGCTTACCGATGAGCGTTTCCAAATCCAGATTCTGCGGTGGGGCTTTTTTGGCATAGGATTTCAAATCCTTAAAAAGCGCTGCCTTTTCGTGCAGGCTCAAACCGTAACGCCGGCCGATGGTAAACGGGCGGCCGTCCTCCATCTTGTCAGCGCTTTGCCACACCAAGCGAATCTGGTGTTTCTTTCCATACTGCGTTTCTACTTCGCCCAGATCCTCAACGTCGCAGAACACTGCGTCGTGCGATCCTTCGGGCATTGGGGTGTATGTGCCACCCCGACTAGCTACTATTGGCATACTAGGATTTCCTTTCTTGGTTTCTTTGTTTTTGTTTCTTGGATTTGCGACGACTATTCGTCATCGCAAAAATCGTTAGTTCGGTGCGGTTGGTTTAAGTCTTGAAATTCACGATCGGTGATGTGCCACGCGATCTCATGCTTGCGGGCCAGATCCTTTGCTTGTTCCACTTCGCCACGGTTCAGCGCCTTGACCACTCGCTCGGCTGAATTGCGACAGGCCAGCACTTCAATGTTTTCGATCAGTCGAAATTTCAGCAGGTCGGTCATATTTAGCCCCGACGGTTGTTGCCGTAGTGGTCGCAGAAGCGCTGAAACTGATAATCAGAGTCAGCCTTTTCACGTTCATAGACTTCGTTTTCATAGTCAGGCTTCTCGTTTTCAAATTCAGTGGGTTCTTTTGGTTCGCTCATTTTTTCTCCTTCATAGAGAGGCGGAATGACTTGGCCGTCATCGCCACTGCTTCAGCCGTCAGGCACTTGGTTGTAAAACGCCAGATGCGCCAGCCCAGATCGGCGGCTGCACGGTATTTTTCGCAATCTTTTACCATCCCCATCCCACGGCCGTGCCTGCCGCCAAACTGTAGAAACGCCCCACCATCCAGCTCGATTGCACAGCGGGCAGATTTGCAGGCGAAATCAAAACGCCATTTGCGTGTCGGGTGAAACGTGTGCTCGGCCACCAGCTCCGGCCCTCCGGCTACTTTCCAAAGCAGGACAAACTTATCGGCTAAGGCGCTCACAGACTTGCTCCCTGCTTTTCAATTAGTCCTTTTAGGATATCCTCAATTCGTTCTAGGCGATTGCGTAGCTCACGATGCTTGGTCTGCAGATCGATCAGCGCGGTAGTTTGGGAAAGTTGAGCTGATCCGTAGCTCTGGCTGGCGGTGGCTGGCAATACGCCCTCTTTTTCTAGGTCACGCACAGTAGCCGCAGGCGGATAGAACGCCCCGGCCACGCCGCCTTGGGTGGGTGCGGGGGCACCCGATCCAAAAGCGTAAATCATAACCAGTCCTTAAAATGTTTTCGGACTACATCGATCACCCAGCAAAGAGTAAGAAGGCAAACCACAAGGCCGCCGATTCCTGCTCCCACAAACAACGCCCAGCCCACGATAAAGCCAGAGAGTTGCGACAGATCCCGCAAAAGTTCCCAGGAAATCATCGCTGGGCGCTCCACATGCGGGCGACGGAGGGGTTAGGGTGGTAAGCAGGCTCCGCCGGATACCCGCCCCGAATTAAAAGAGAATGTTGCTGGTAGTGCTTCTTTTTAGGCTCAGTTATTACTGCCGTGTTACTATTTCGGCGTAAGTCATTATAGCCATAAGCCTCGGACGGGGTGGGATTTGAACCCACGGTTCTATCTCCTTCTTTGATTTGATTGATTATGCTTGGGAAGCTCATTGTATAAACTTGCGTTAAACTAACCGAATGTTACCGTTATCACCTTGGCTTATTCCTACATTAAAAAGGGTAGTCCTTGGTTCTTTATTCGGTTCAAAGATCCAACTGGCAAGTGGCGTACGAAAAGCACCCGCTACCGAATCGATAACACGCTGCATCGCGCAAAGGCAACGGCTGAAGCTGCTCGAATTGGCGTTAATGAAAAGCGAGCGGATAGTGGCCACGATTGGGTTGATGATTTGATTGAAAATCACCCCGTTTCCCCTCTGACAAAAGTTTATTACAGAAATTGCTGGCGTCATCTTGCGCGATTTATTATCGAAAAAAAAATAATCCTGCAAGCGTTTTCTGCAAATGATTGTGAGATTTATTTGCGATGGCGTCAAAGCCTCCCACGCACGTCCGGCGGCAAGGCTGGACGGAACCAAGCCTGCCAAGATCTGAAGATTTTGAAGTGGATCCACCGCCAAGGCCGACTGCTGGGCAAAATGGACTCCGTTGCCCTTTTGGATTACAGAATTAAAAGAGGCCCGATAGCCCGCGTTAAGCCAGTCTTTTCGGACAATGAAATTAAAATCACCCGGAAGGCTCTGGCAGTTGAAGGCGTGCCTGAATGGATGAAAGTCAGCTTTGAGATTGCCCTGGCTACGGGGTGCAGATTGCGTGAGACGCAGATCCCTCTGGATTGCGTGGATTTGAAAAACCGCGTGCTGACTTTCCCTACCCCCAAGGGTGGGGCTGGTAAATCCTTTAGCATTCCCATCCCGGCCGCCATCGAACCCATGCTGGCTAGAATGAAGGCCGAGGGCCGCGAGATCACCTGTGAAGTCCCCCGCACGCGAGCCTCGCTTTGCTGGCGTCGCCTGCTGGATATTTGCGGGCTTAAACGTCACTGCTTCCATTCCCTTCGCGTAACTCGTGTAACCAGGCTTCGGCTTTCAGGCTGTTCGCAATCTGTCGCCATGAGACTTGTGAACCACTCGTCGACTTTAGTTCACGAGCTTTACCAACGGCACTGCGTAGACGATCTGCGCGATGCTGTGAATTTAGGCCAGTCTGTATCAGCCGCCAGCGATCAAAATCACTCGGAATTACCTTACCCGCAATCAGCGGAAAGCCTGACAGTTCCCGCATTTGCTTAATCCGTACGTAACCAAGCCCGTAAGCGGCGCCTAATTGGCGTAGGGAAAGAGCTTGGTTCTGCTGGCGCAGTTTCATGGCAATATCGTTGAGGCGCCCCAAGCTCATAAATTTTAGATTTGCTCTCCCGATGCCCTTGCGAGCAGTTGGGTGATAAGCTGTGAAAGTGAAATTCGACGAGCAGCGGCCAGTTTCTGTGATGCCTTTTTGACCGCCACCGGCAGGACGATGTTTGTCTTTTCAGACTTTAATGCGCTGAGTGGTCGGCGTGGCATACGCCTTTGCTACGCATACACGGCGTATTGGCAATACTTTTTTTTCATGAATCAGATATTTTTTTTATACTTGAATGCGTATTTATTACGCATACAATCCTCCCTATGAAGAAGGCAAAAACAAACCTTACAATCGATCCCAAGGTGAAGCGCAGCGGAGAACGTTTAGCTAAAAAAGGCGGATTATCCCTTTCGGCATATATCACCACCCTGCTAGTGAAAGAGCTGGAAAAACAAAAAAGACGCTAGGTTTTGCCTGTTTTAACAGCCGCAAGCCGATAGTGCGGCACCCTGCGACAGTGTCCAATTTTACCGCCACGCTGACTTATTTTAATTTTGATCGAAAATACTTTTCTTTCTGTTCCTCCAGCTTTAATCATGCGGGTTAAAATTTTGTTTGTATAAACGTCCGACTTGCCCCACTGCTTTGCTATCTCAATTTTTGTGTACCACCCCGGCGGCACTACCTCCTCCCGATCTCCGGCCACGTAAGCATCTAGGGCCACTGCCCAATCTTTTATACTGGGTATCGCCACACGCCTCCTATGGGCGACAGTACGTTCACCGTACACCCTTCCCCGCTCTCTGCATACTCGCCCCAAGCCACTCCATGCTGCCACCTAGTAATCGAGCGCTGACGCCTGGCGTAGTGCATGCTGGCGATATCGGCTAGGCAACCGATCGACCAGCCCACGGGTGCGCCAATACTGCGGCCAGCCGTCCGATCTACCCGGTGCAAATGGCCCATGACGACAGGCTTGCGGAGCATTTCAACGTGGTCGCGTACCGCGCTGGACTCTGAATACATAAAGCCGTGGCCAAACGCAGTCCCGCCCAGATCCCGCCACCCCTTCTCAATATCGTAGGGCACATACTGCGCTTTCAAATCTTTGCACATATTGTAGATCTCCGATTTCGCCGACGTGCAACAGTGCGCCACAATAGCGCTAGGCGAGTATTGCAGGGCGGTTAGCCGGTGCTCATGGTTGCCCTCAAATATGTAACGTGGCGCCAGTTCTCGAACAAAATTAAGCCCAGCGTCAAAGTCCTCACGGATTGATGCAGTGCGTTCGGGAGAGTCTGGATCTTTCCTTGCGCTACCCATAAGCCCAGACAGATCCACAAAATCGCCTAGGTGAAGGATTGAATCTGCGTCTGGTTGCCACCGCCTTTTCATCTCTAACGCAGCCTTGCAGGCAGCCGCATTTGCCAGGTGTCCATGGCTGCAACTAACGGCCAGCCACTTTTTCCATTTGCGGATTACCTTCACTTTTTATCGATTGCGCTAGGGAATCCTTCAAGCACAGCGAGAATCTGACGGCAACTCTCCCTGCTAGACGACGCGGCCACGCTCTCGTCACTCGCCCCCAGCAAAGCCAGATCGGCAATTACCGAAAGCTGCATGCGTAAAGTATGTAGATACGTGCATAGGTCTAGGCATTCCTCCCACGCATCTTTCCACACGGGCCTGCGCCATAACGCTCCCCCGTGCTGCTCTTGTCCCTTGCGGTACTTGGCATCCACGTCCTTCACTAAATCCGACAAGATGCCGGCCAAGTGCTTCTCGTGTTCGGGACTCACCGGCTACTCCACGGCTGACTACGGACTGTGCTGCTAGCCTTTGTTTTTTGCGGAATATCCTTGGCCCTTACTTGTTCCACACCCTCGCGTGGAATGTCACGCCAGCTCTTAAATAAACTGGTTTGCAGATGACCTGTTTCCCAGGTGATGCCGACTAGCCCAAAGCTCAGGCCCACGTGTTCGCCCAATTTGAACGCGGTTTCATCATCCCAATTTGCGACCCATAGATCCGCATTTTTGGCCGTCCTTTTTAGCGGCACCCAATCGAACGCCAGCCCGTAGTTATGATAACTTTCCCCTGGGCGAGCCTTGGTCACGATCTTGCCTTTGCTCGTCCTGCCTTTTGCAAAAAGCGCAGCCTGCTCCTCCATTGTCCGACGGCCGCAGTAGATCAGCGGCTCGATCCGGCTAGTGACCATCTCGTTCACCCAGCCCCTTACCTGTTTTTGAAAGCCGACGTCTAATGTATCAATCGCCCGCAGGGTGCGGGAGCCAGCTTCAGCCAGGCTGGTCACTGCCGCGCTCGCTCGCGTTGAGTTTCTGCCAAGCTGTCAGAAAGCGCTTTGAGCGATTCCGCAAACAAGTCTCGATAGGCTTGTGGGCACGGGGGGTTAGTGCGTTCTGCTTTGTCCCAGGCGTAGATGAAGTAGCTGATGCTGTCCGGGCTAGGCGGCGGGCCGTCCTGCGTTTGCGTCGTGGCACAGCTGCAGAGCGCAAATGCGCTAATCAGTAGGAGGGCGTTTAGTCCACCACGCATCTATATCTCTCTGCCGCCTGCGTCGCTCTAGCTCTATGGCTTCCCAGTTGCGTTGCAGGGGCGATTTGCGTTTTAAGAACCACAGTACGATCCCGGTTATCCCGCCCAGCGCCGTTAAGATGCCGGCGATCATGGGTGGTTATTTTTTTGAAAACTTGGAAAGAAAATCGACGATCTTTTGCAGAGTCTTTTCAGGCTCATCGCCAGGGATGAACGAGGCAACCGCTGCAATAGCGGCAAGGGCGGCCGTGATTGCACCCAATGCGCCAAGCCAATCGACCTTAAGCAGTGCGGGGATGATTGTTTCCATGCCCCTAGCGGGGTGTCAAAGGCTGATGCGGCGCTTAATCAGTTCCCAGATCGTGCTAAACACGGCCCCAGATACAAGCGCCACCAGCCACAGCTTTGTCTTAATCGTGTGGGCGTCCCGCTCCATGTTGGTTAGGCGACCGTGATACTCGCCAAGGCTGGCTTGAGAGCGTTCTAGTAAATCCAGAATTACTGTCTGGCGGGTTTCTATTCTTGCTATCGCTTCTCGAGCTAGAGCCAGTCGTTCACTCAGCTCCGCTACTTGGTCTGCACTCACTTCCACCAATCTGCTGAGTCGTTAGATACTAGCTTTGTGATGGCCTTCCTTGCTTCTAATAAGCTCGTGGTAAGATAAACCGCTGGCTTGCCGTCAATGTAGCCTAACGAGATAAAGCCCTCGTCTAATAGGTACTGCAGGGCTTTGCATGCTTGCTCGTCTTTGCTCATTTGCTAGGAGTTCGGCCTGCGTCCTCGGCGGCTTGCATCATATCGTACGTTTGAAGAGTGTTTTTGTCTGCTTGCTTTGGAGAGCAAGAGCAGAGAAGAAGAAATAAAAGCAGAGGTGGCATTTTACAATTCAGCAATACTCCAAGACGATAAACTATTAATTTCACTTTGTGTTATGTCGGCACCGGATGGAATAAATATGATACTATAAACTTCATGTTGAAAAACTTGCCTAACAAATCCTGTTGATGTTGGGAATAGCGACCCGCTTGCTGATACTGGAAGTTCATACACAACATCAGTAATACCGCTTCCATCTGCGTCTGGAGCAGTTGGGCATTTTATTAGAGAAGTAACAAGGGCCAAACTACCCCAACTGCTCCCCTGACTTCCAATTTGCACAAAAAAACTACAAAAAGAATTTCTATTTATTTTAACTGCAGAATAACCACCAGACTCATAGTTGTGATAATATGTAAATAAATCGCCTGTGTTTATTATGGGAGAGGGATTCCATGTTGTTTGATTAAGCGTTGCATTAGATAATGTAATATCTCCTGATTGATACCATTTTGCCTTAAAAATAGATTTTGGAGTAATTGCACGAAATAAGGGCATTGATAATACTCCTAATAACTTGCCCACGAGGCCGTGCCTGTCGTCGCATATATAGCCGATAAAGTCGTGGTCGTAAATCCGCATTCAAAGTAATCACCGCTAGAAAGTGCCACCATAAATCCACCTCCGATAGTTGTGGCGGTTGTCCCGGCGTTCACAAATAACTTCCCTGCTCCGAGATTGTAGACAGTAGCCATCTTGCGAGAGGTGTTGGCTGGGACGAGGGTGGCTGAAGTAAGTGACGCAAAACTGCCCGAGGTAATGGCGGTGGAGGAAATTGCTAGGTTGGCGGTGACCGTGCCACTAATCGCAGGGAGCGAGCCAATGGTGATGCTGTTGCCTACTGTTACTGCGTTGCTGATCGATGCCGTGACAGAGCCAATTTGAGCCGTACCAGCGGCCAAGGCAGGTAAGGAGCTGACGGTTACCGTTGTGCTCGTAAGAGTGACGGCATGCACAGGTACGGAGGCCAAGCTGACGGGTTGCGTGGCCTGATAAAATGTACCGCTGACTGGCTGTGTCGCCTGCCAGAACGTGCCAGAGACAGGTACCGTGCCGCTGATAGATGCGGTAACAGAGCCGATTTGGTTTGTGCCAGCCGCAAGTGCTGGCAAGGACGCCAAAGATGCGGGCTGAGTGGCCTGAAAGAATGTTCCGCTAACTGGTACTGTCCCAGAAATTGATGCGGTAACAGACCCAATCTGCGCCGTTCCTGCAACTAACGCTGGTAGCGTAGTTAGTGAGACTGGTTGAGTTGCCTGCCAGAACGTACCGCTGACGGGCTGCGTGGCTTGGAAGAATGTGCCGCTGACCGGTACGGTTCCTGAGATGCTCGCTGTTACTGAGCCAATCTGTGCCGTGCCTGCCCCGATCGTTACAGTGCCCCCGCCAATCGTCACTACGCCGATTCGGTTTGTGGATGTAAGGCACGTTGCGTTTACTAGAGTTCCATTGAGAGATTGCTGCAAACTTTGTCCATCAAAAGAAACTGGCACAGTCCCGTAACTTTGAAATCCTTGCAATATACTTTGTCCAACAGATGCAAAATTAGTATTATTGGTCAGCGATGGGAGTACGCCAACCGTCACAGTGCCGATGACAGTCGTGACTGAAGGAGCCTGAATTGAAATTGACGGCATCGTCACCACGTTCACGCTTACCACGTTTGCAACGGTGACTGTGTTGACCATCACGCTGGACACAACGGGTGCGCTTAATGTGACTACGGCGGGCGTTTCGGTGATCTGAAGATAAATATCGCTCATGGTATGGTTATCCTTGGACTCAATGTCACAGCGCCTTCCAGCAGCCTAGTTGCGACCCCTGCGCTAGTTACCTGAATCAGGTCGTACCTTGCCCCAGCGGTAGGCACTAGCAGGCTGGCCGCTGACGTGACGGAAAGGCGGAGCTGCCCACCGGCCGCCGATACCACGCTAGTGGCAATCTGCGTGACTACGGTGCCCCCAGGCATCTGTCGGATCTGAGCCGTGAACGTCCGGCCAGCAAGGCTGATTGTCCCTTGAGTGGCGGTAGTAAGGAACAGATCCCGAGTCCAATCCGTCCCCTGTTCAATCGTGATGTTGTAAGTAGCGGCCATGAGGTTGCCAAAGATGGAATGTCAAAGATTCCGATCGCTCACAATTTTCCATTTTACGTCTATATTAAGACTCCCCGATGAGCCGCCCTGGGCCCAATCCGTACCTACAGGGATGTTGATTCCATCGATTGATAAACGACTTTGCGTGGGGAATGATGTTGGTTGCTTGGAATCAGATTTAACAAACCCAGGCCAATTTACGTTATATGGGCTTCCTTCAAATGTAATCAGTGGAAAGATTTTCCCATTCGTTGTTTCATAATATGTCCCAAATGCATCAGATCCACTGGGAGTGTAGTTTAGGGAAAAAGAAGCGGGCTGCGTAATTTGATAGGATACATAAAAGTATTTTGTCTGTTCACGCACAACCGATGTTATATTCACCGATGTAATTTGCTTTCCATGAGGCCATTCAGTAATTGGATTTTCATCGACTCCCCTGCTCCCTATGTACTGATTTTGAACGGTGGATCGAATTGTAAAAAAGGATGTGGCTTTTACCGTCTCGCCAGCGCATCGGTTATGACGCTGAAGGTTGATCCATTCATCCGGGTTTTTACCGTATTTTGTTGGTGTGCTGTTAAAAGTTGGGTCGGATACCAGGCTTGTTGTTCCATCTTCGTTATATTGTGGTTTTTTATTTTCCCTATTGTTTTGAATGGTTCCCACTTTTGTAATTTGATTCGTTCTTGCGCTGTATATTTTCGCATTATCATCCACAGTCCCGAGTGCGGTTGAACTTAGGGATAAATCGCAATCCCAAATAGCAAGATACAGCCATCTAAAATACTGAACGATTGAACAGTTAATCCCTTTTCTGGCGTCCCAAAAAAGCTTAAAGGTTTCAGTGGCATCAATGTACCATTCTGGGCGCTCTGGCGGCTTGCCATAAACAAAGCAAGGCGATTTATATCCAAGTTCTGTCAGCATAACTCTCCAATCCCATGGGCGCGAGTCAACGAATCATGCGCATCAATAAACTTAATCCAATCAGAGTGAATCGACCCCGTTTGTGCGTGTAGACGTGTCACGCACCAAGGCTCTTTGACCTGTTTTTTGGGACTAATCCTAGTTTCAAATCCGTGAATGCTCACGTAGATTACATAACGCGGATCGCAACCTACACGCAAAAGATGCAACAAAGCCTCATTCGTTTTGCATCTGGCCATGTTTGTATAAAACACGCGCCAACCGGCCTGCGTCTGGTACAGCCTGGGCGCATATTCTGGCGGGTTAATTTGATCAAAATCCCCGATGACAAGATTATCGGAGCGCAAACAACGAATGCGGGTTCCTGTCGTAAGATTCCTTCCCTCGATAATCATGCGTAGTATGCATTTATAAATTCCTGCGTTAAGGCCAGAGCTGGATACCCGGAATAACAAAAGAGCGGTGATAAAATGTTTGTCGTTACATTTTGTATTATATGATAATCCTTCTGCCCCTCTGTTGCCGAGATATAAGATCCAAGAGAAATTCTGGCATAGGTTTGTTTGCCGCCATTCACAACAGTACGTTCCAAGGTTGAGTCGTTATCTTGCGTTTTTATAGTGATATCTGTTATCGTCAGGTCGCTGATCTTGGCCTCCAAATAAATTCTAGCAGGCGGCTTAAAATCAACCCATTTTTCAATGTTGTCCGGCTTTACGTTGCCGCTCCCAACTGTCCCGTTTAGAGCATAAAACTGATATTTCTTGTCTTTTTGTTTTACGGAAAGTTTAAACGGATGTTCTAGAATAAAAGGGGATCCGCCTGAATTGCGTATGGTAAGAGTCGTGCCGCCGCTGGAACGATTCACAAGATAACCCAAGCCAGGCTGTATCCGACAGGCATCTATCGCCTCTCGCATTTTATTTAGTTTGTCTACAAATTGTCGAACGTCAGGATTGGTAGCTACTTCAAAGGAGCCGCACTGAAAGCTGTCCGGCCTATCCGATGCCATTTTAGATTGTCGCGGCTACCGCAGCTTGTAATTGAAGGTAAGTGCTAGTCCCAATGGTAGAAACACCGCTAATTTGCATGGTGACGGCAGTAGATGGCAGGATTGAATTTACAAAGGCCGTCGTGACAGCAAGAACGCCAGAAAAGATTGTGCGAGATGGGCTGGCATCCAGAGTGACGGCCGGTGCTGTAACATAGCCTGATCCTGCATTTGTTAGCTCAATCGAGTAAATTCCACCATTCAAGACAGAGGCAGTGGCGACGGCCCCGGATCCCCCGCCTCCACTGAAAGAGATAACAGGCGCTGTGTTGTAGTTCGTGCCTGATGTGACGATGGAAATCGACTGAATTATCCCAAGATTGTCTGGCTTTGAAAATCCGACAGTAACTGTCCCCGTGTAATTACTTCCTGCTGATGTTATCTGAACTGCGGAAACAGATCCATCGGTCGCCAAGGTGGCCGTAGCGGTAGCGCCGGATCCAGCTCCATAAACGGTGACCGTGGGTTCAGTAGTATATCCAATCCCGGCGCACGTAATTGTGATTTTTTGCAGTGAATTGGTTAGGTTAGGCTCCGGGCAAGTTACGGCAGGCGCCACAGTGTAGCCAGATCCTGAATTTATAACTGAAAAAGAGGCTAGTCCATTTGCGACAGTCATGTTGATTTCAGCTTTTGCTCCTGTAGTTGGTGCTGCCACAGTGCATGAATAAATCCCGTCCGCATATCCAGTTGGCGTATTTGTAAGGGTGGCGAATCTTAATCCGTCCGACAGCCGAGCTGGTTGAATTGCGATCCCAGGCGTGGCTGTATATCCGTAGCCAGAGGAAGTCAGGATGACGGAAATGCCGCCCGACGCTGTTGTGATCACAGTGGCGGCCGCCTGCGATGCCCCGCCTACGGTGCTGTCATAGTAAGCACTGTCGATCGTAATAGAAGGGATAGAATCGTAATAACCGGCTCCCGCGCATGTGACGCTAATGCTTTGAACCTTATAAGCTGGCGTGATTGCGTAGCTTTTGCCGTTTGTAATTGAGGATGTAAATCTTGACCCATGTGAAACGATAGATGCGGTGACAATAACTCCACCAACTGCACGCATAACACCTGTACATGGCCTTCCATCTCCCGTTTCGTCAGATGGAATAGTAAAAGGGATATCGACGCCATCAGGGAATCCAGATCCGCCATTATTTACGATTACAGAATTGGCTGAATAGACGTAATCAGGATCGGCGACAAAGGAGAAACTTTGCACATTATACCCTTGAACAGGATCTAAAACGCTGGGGCTAACTGAAACAAGTTTGCCATTTGAAAATCCGAAATGTTGCGAAACGTTTGCGACGGCATAATAAGGGCCATACTCAAAGCCGCCCGTAACACATATTTGATAAACCAATGGAGATCCCCAGAGATTCTGACCATCTGAAATAATTTCAACATAAGAAGCTCCAACAGTAGAAGCTGCACCAAACCTGTTGCTATAAGTAGGAACTGTGCTTGTGGTAGCTGCTATGTTTTGTCCAAGCGAAACTGCTCTAACTTGCAGTAACGGATAAATAACCGATGCAACAGACAGCGACAACGTGCAGGCCGTTCCCCTGGTAATCGTTGCCGATGCCAGGGCTGTGATATTGCCGTAAAGCGACGCGGTAACTGTGGCGGTAACTCCGCTATATTTAGACGCAGTTCCCGTGGCAGTAATAGCACTGTAAAGAGATGCAGTCGCTGTTCCCGTAATGCCCGCCTGTGTGGATCTGGTCATAGCTGGAATGCTGACCACGGATCCGGGGATCCCTACGACCATGGAGATGGTCGTTCCAGTTGCGGGAGCGTAGTTTAGCAGATTTGAGTTGGTGTCCCTTTGCACAAAATCCACGCTAATCGTTTCCGTGTTGCCAGAGTAAAAAACCTGCTGGCTGGCGATTAAAGGATTCAGTGACCCCGCAAGCAGCTTGTTATTATCCAGGTCAACGTAAAGGGATTTCATTGTCTATCCTCGCTCCTTGTCAAAGTTTCTATTTGTAAAGAAACGTGTCCCAGCCTCCCTCACCGCTCATCTCGTACTCTTCCGTCACCGTGTAAGATCCGGCGGATCCTCTTGCAGAGACGTTAATCAAAAGAAAGGTCGCCCCGTTGGGTGTTCCTGCCACAAAAACGCCTGGGCTGGCGATTTTACCTATTCTCTTGGAATTAGGCGGGCTGGATGCCTGATAAGTTTTTCGCACAATAATTGATGGGACATAGTACGATTCCACTCCATCAATCAAATATCCGTACAAAGATATAGCTCTTTTTCTGTCTTTTGTATTGTCAAAGTTTGGGGATCGATCTGGAACATTTACAGCGTCCTTAATTAGTTTTTTATCAGCAGCAGAAAGATAATCCTCGCTAAAGTTGGGATGCGCCTCAATCGGGACTGTTCTTACCGATGCCACAAACTCATACGTTGTTGGCGTATTTGTGCCGCCGGTGGAAGAGTCTAGTTCTATCTGATATTGTGTGCGGATCTGGCCAGCCTCTGATCTTGTGACGCTTTTATTCTTTAAAGTGCCTGTAAGGTCGGCCGGTCTGGGCGCCTCCTCTGTACCGATAAACGTAACTGTTGTGGTTGCTTTTCCGTCTTTATCGATGGAAGTCGTGCGGCCGGGCTGTTCGTAGTAAGGCATTATTGCGCTCCCTGGGTGTTAGACGAGGTTTGAGTCAATTTTGTGATTCCCTTGTCAATGGATTTCAATGTGTTCAGTTGATCTTTTTGAATTGTTTCCGTGCCGCCTATCCTTGCAACGCCTCCGCCACCGCCCACTTTTTGCAGGCTATCGGCCAAGATTAGCATCGGCTCAGTTCGAGTGCTTGCGGGTTTTGTCTTATCTTCGCCGATCATGTTTTTCATCACGTCAGCCTGAACTTTTTTCTGCAATGGGCCGATTTCTGTATCTAATTTAGCCTGGTCGACCACAAGTTTTGCCCGATCAACTCCTTCAGGCGTTTGATTGATTTTCTTTTGCAAATCAGCGCGTTCCTGCATGAGTGTCTGCAGCTTGTCTTCGTCAGACATAGCATTCAGCATCTGGCGTCGGTGAATTTCATCCGCTTGGCGATAGAGATCCATTGTTTTCTGCTTTTCATCCTGCTTTTTCTTTTCGGCATCGACAGCGGCTTTGGTAGATTCGGCATCCGTTTGCCCGCCAACTGTTTTAGGGCCGCCAGCGCCGAGAGGTTTTGCGCTTCTATTTTCGTCTATGACATTATTGATTTGTTTTATCAGATCTTTGGCACCTGAAAAATTACCGGAAATAGCTTCTTTAACAGCAGCTCCTGAAAGAATCAAAACCTCAACAAACTTTTGATATGCATTGATGGCTGGGTTAATAATTTGAGCCACACCTCCAAAAACCATCGTAAAAGTGTTTTGAAGTTGTTTTATTTGATCATCCGCCGCCTTGAGATTGGCAATCGTTTCGTTCGACCAGACGCCCATGGCCTCGCCCTGTGCGTTGATAGCGGCCGATCCCTGCGAAAGCATAGGCAGCAGATTCGTGGCGCTTTTGCCCATGAGATCCACAGCAAGGGAAAACTCTTGGCCTTTAATTGACCCGTTGGCCATGGCATCCGCAAAGGCCATCATAATCTGTTCCGGGCTGGCTGATGCCAAATCAGCAACGGTTAATCCAATCTTGGCAAAGCTGGCCTGCAACGCCTCGTTACCCGCAACAGCCTCCTGCGCCTTAATGGCAGCCTTGTTCATGGCGGCCGCCACATCCTCAACAGACGATCCGGACAAGCTG